GCCTGCCCCTCATACAGCTTGAGCTCAATGCTCGCTGGTGTCGATGTTGATACCAACCCGATGTGTCGCGCGTTGAGCTTTGCTCCGCTCGACATCGGGGTCTTCAACCAGAAGATCTCGAACATGCGACCGCTCGCTTGGGCCTTTGGCTCGCACTACACGGAGTGGCAGGAATGCCAGCGGGAGCACGTGCTACCTCTAGAAGTCAGGTGGGCACTCAAGAACTTTGGAGCTCGTGAGGTTGTGGTTTGTTTGGCGATGATTTGTGCCACTTTACTTTTCCGCCGCCGTGTACGGTACACACCTCTCGAACGCTTTTCGAACGTCCCGTTGTTCGACGTTAGAAACATTGCCAACATGGCTACAAACGCTACGTTGGTTAATCCCATTTTACAGTTCTTTGAAGTTCGGGACTTCACTGGCAATTTGCTCGTAGACCTTTGGGCTTACTTGAGCGGCCAGGCAGTTCGCCGGGTGGTGGTTTCTATGGAACTATTCGTCCAGCTGCAAGGCAGTAGACAACAGCTGCTGTCCATTGCAGGCAACACCAATGATTTGCTGAAAGGCCTCATTAGGAATGCTGAGCTGCAAGACAAGATCAACATTGACAGGTACCAAGATATACAGGGGGTACACAAAGAGACTGTCAGGTTGGCATACCACCATTTGATGGCGTCTGAGCGCCATCAAGGGTCGGTTTTCTAGAGGCCGGTGATCGTTTGGTGCTCTACGGCTACTACATTGATGAGATTGCATTGAAGCGGAAAGATCCCCTTATCGCTGCAAATGCAATACCATACATAGACCCTAATGTTGTAATCAATGTACATGCCGCCAAGCGTGGGCGACGTCAAGTAGTTGCTGTGAGTCTAGGTTGCCATGCAGTTGGTGCATGCTACCCTCACCCAGTGATGAACGACGCCTATTCAACGATTGCCGGAGTGGCGACGCGTTTGGCGCTACTCAAACCACCATTTGACAAGAGCTTACAGAGCTCGCTCGAGTCATTTGTCCAAGACTGGTCGAACTACTATGTTGTGCCATTAGAGTTCGATTGTGACCTAACAGTGGAGGCTTGGCTCCCTAAGACTGCGTATAGTCAACTCAGGCAAGCACAATTGCTTGCGACTTATTACGCAGAGCGGCCGAAGCGCTGGCGAGACTGCAAATCATTCATCAAGGACGAGTTCTACGTGGAGGCTAAATGCCCGCGTACGATAAACTCGCGCTCTGATTGGTTCAAAACGATGGTGGGACCAATATTCCACGCCATTGGTGAACGGGTTTTCGCGTTACCCATGTTCATCAAGCACGTTCCTGTCGAAGAGCGTGTGAACCACATCATTGAGCAAGTAAGCATGTTAGGTGCCGAAATCGATGAGACTGATTTTAGCAGTTTTGAGGCGCATTTCAAGAAGATTATCTTATCGCTCATTGCTCATGCGATATATCGCCGCTACCTCGTGCGGGTTTTAGCACGCCAGTGTGTCCAGTTATTTTTACATTTTCTTGAGGATGTAATTGAGGGCCCACA